ACCACAGTAGGTTTACTTGGTGTTGATGTTGCTATTGGAACAACAGCGCCTTCAACTAATGTAAGTGGTAAAATTTGGTGGAGAACCGAAACAACTAACGGCTTAAAAGTTTCATTTAAAAAATATTCATCAACAACAGACAATTGGGTCACACAAGATATACAATTGCACTCAAGCCAAGACTCGGCTAATAATGCATTTGGATTTAGTAACAAGGTTGGTGTACATGCCGGATCGGCTACACCACCAAATGGAATTGCAATTGCACACACAGGATCAAGTTTCCCAAGTTCATTAAATGATGGAGATTATATATTGCGTACAGATTACGAACCAAACAGATTATTCAAAAAAGTTGGCAACAGGTTTATCAAAATGTCAGATGATCACAGAGGTACTTACTCTGCGGCTAATAGAATATTAAATACGTTTATAGAAAATACGAATACAAGCACACAAACTGCTGACGGTAAAGAACAGCAAGGTTTAAGCAAGGCAGTTAAACCAAGGACAGATGTATAATGGCACAATTTTGGTATGATCAGCAAATAAGAAGATACTTGTTACAGTTTGTACGTATCTTTAACGGTTTCCAAGTTAAAAGCGGTCAAAAAAACGCAGGCGGAACTTCATCACAGATTTACAGAACCGTACCAATGCGTTATGCAGATATGTCAAGAATGGTTGCTCATGTGTTACGTGGTAATACAGAAAACGCATTAAACTCTACACCATTCATGACTTGTCATGTTGCTAATTTAAACGTTGCAAGAGAACGTAGACATGATCCAAAATTAATTTCATCACAACAAATTCAAGAAAGAAAATATGATTCTTTAAATGATCAATACACAGCAGAATTAGGTAACACTTACACAGTTGATAGATACATGCCTGTGCCTTATGATTTAACCATTAATGTTGATATATGGTCAAGTAACACTGAACAAAAATTGCAAATATTAGAACAAATATTAACATTGTTTAATCCAACAGTAGAAATACAAGCAAATACAAATCCATTAGATTGGACAAATATTACTGTTGTTGAACTTATTGATATACAATGGTCATCAAGATCTGTTCCACAAGGTGTTGATTCACAACTTGATATTTCAACTTTAATATTTCAAGTTCCAATTTGGATTAATCCTCCAGCAAAAGTTAAAAAACAATCAATCATACATTCTATTATCAATAGAATACATCTTGATGATAACTTAACTGACCTCGAATATGATAAAAATATGCAAGACTTTTTTGAGCAATTTAGCAATCTAGAAGAAATTGTAGTTACTCCACAAGATGCACAAGTCAATGTAGCTGGAAACACTGTTAGTTTATTAAATGCACATGGCGTAAATGAAAACTATTCATGGAAAGAATTTTTCGAACAATATGGCGAATTCCAGGCTTCAACATCAAAATTAAAATTAAGAAGATCAGAAAATATCGAAGATTCAACTCAAGATATTGTTGGAACAATTGCATACAATCCAACAAATGATAATCAATTAATTTTTACAATTGACTCAGCAACATTACCAACCAACACACAAACTGCTGTGTTGAAAATTATTGATCCACAAAAAAATTATCCAGGAGATGGAACACTTGCAGGTCAACAAGCAGGACAGAGATATTTAATCATTAATGATATTAACCAAGGATCACAAAATTGGGGTACTGTTGTTGCATCAGCAAATGATATTATCGAGTTTGATGGCACACAATGGCAAGTTTCATTTGATGCAAGTGTAAATGGTTCTACTGTACAATATGTTACCAATACTGCAACAAACTTTCAATACAAATGGACAGGTACTGAATGGATTGACACATATCAAGGTACATACAAACCAGGTTATTGGATATTAAACTTATCAGGAACTTAATTGACTATTTGCTAGTATTGTGCTAAAATAAAAATTATGTATGATGCAGTAGGCGCCACATTTCTATCACAAGACACTAAAAAGTTTTGTCTCAACAAAAGATCAAAACGTGTAAGCAATTCAGGTACTTGGAGTTTTTGGGGTGGAAAAGTTGAACGTGGCGAAACAGTTATAGGAGCCTTAAAAAGAGAAATTAAAGAAGAAATTGGTTTCGTTCCAGAGATGATAAAAATTCATCCACTTGATATATATCATAGTGCAGATGGTCATTTTATGTATCACACATTTGTTATTATTACGCCAACTGAATTTGAACCTAAATTAAATCACGAATCACAAGATTACTGTTGGACAAAACTAAATCGTTTTCCTAGACCTTTGCATCAAGGTGCACGTAAAACTTTGTTGGATAAAAACAACGTTAAAAAACTAAAGTTAATAGTAAATACTATTAGCTAGTATTATTAACAAAAATTATAGGATAAACACATTGTCACGTATTATTAATTTTGAACAGGCAAAAATTGCTCACGTATTTGAACAATTTTCAAAAGATGGTGTTATTACTGATAACATTCTTGAAAACATAAATCCTCATTTTCATTTTCAAAGTGATATAGATGATGTTTTGAACGAATATTCAGATCGTGATAGAAAACGATTTTATAAAATTTTAATGGATATTAAAGAAGCTGTAAAACAAATGACCAGCGAAGATAATATGAACATTAGATTTCAACTCGAAGATGAATATTTTAATCTGTTACAAAATTTAGAAACCAATAATGCAAAGTATAAAATTCCATCAGTATTAATAAAGTATAGAAAAGATATAAATCCTGTACGTGCATTAAAATTTGAACTACAAGAAATAATGTCTATGTGGCAACTAGAAGATGATTATCATCTATGGTTAGTAAAACAGTTTAAAAACAAAGATAAAATAAATTCAATAATTACTGCAATTAAAAATGATATGATAAAAATCGTCGAAATGCAAAAAAAATATTTAAATGCAAAAAAAAAATATTCTTATTTTGTTTTACCTATGAGTTACTATCATTGTGTTGAAATAGAAACAGATATGAAAAGTTGGATAAAAACTTTACAAGAGTTTTTAGTCTGGTCTACGCAAGATGATATTAAAAATCGTTACAGTTAAACAATAATATTAATTAACTTAATACCTGTTGTTTCATCAGTTTCTAAAGATTTACCAATTACACAAAATCCCGGAGGAGTAGGACTATCATCAGTTAATGTTGTTGCTGTACCAGGAGTAACATTAGTTACAAGCACATCACCTTTTCTCACAGGACCTTCTACCTTGCAAGGAACTTTACCACGCAATGCAACTGCTACACCGTTTGCATCTTTATTCATTAAGTATGCTGGATTAGTTGATACAACACCAACTACTCTTGGATCTTGTAACATTTTACATTGTGTAACTTCTTTTTCACCACCAATGATTAAAACTGTGCCTGGTTCATACTCAGCGTCTGATTCATAAACCTCTGCCAAGTCAGCGTATTGTGCCTGTGTTGCTGTAACATGTGCTATACCTGCCTGTATGTTTGCGTTTGCTGTTACTGTAATGTCTGTTGCTGATGCGTTACTTACTGTTGTTGCCGCTATCCATCTGTCTGTTGTTTCATCCCAGAACCAAGCCGCATTATTTTCCGATGAACCACGTTGTACCATAACACCAGCGTCAGTGGCATTGTTTGCTGGTTGTGATGCATGTTTGTTCAATAACATAATTGGATCTTCAACTGTCATGTTCGTTACATCCATTGTTGTTGCCGAACCAGTAACTGTTAAGTCACCTAAGATTCTTACTTCACCTGCACCATCTGGATTCAATGTGATATTACCTGCTGATGATGTTGTGATTGAAACTGCTGATCCTGTTATATTATTTCCGTTGACATCTAAATCCCCACCAAGTTGTGGTGTTGTGTCTTCTACAATTTGTGTCAATTCTTCAAACCCTGATGATATTACCCAGTTTGATCCGTCATATTTTAAAATACTGCCTGATGCTACACCAGAAGTATTAACGTCTGACAATTGATTAATGTTTATTAATCCAGCAACTGTGCCTAAATCTGCTGGTGCCCATGCTGACCCATTCCACTTTAATAAATTATCGTTATTTGGAGATCCTGTTACATCTGAATTATCTGTAATTGTTGGAACTGTGTTGACCCACTGTGAGCCGTTGTATCTTAAATATTGTCCTGTACTTGCTGATGTTATAGTAGCATCTGATAAATCATTTACAGCACCAAATTCGCCCACTTTGTACTCAACTACTGTAAATGAAATTTGATCTGCTTGATAAGTTATCGATGGATCACCTGATGTTGTTTTTACTACTACTCTAAATTCAACCGATCCTGTTGAGCCAGTATGTTGCTCGACATGAGTAATTGGTTGATGGAATCCTGCTGTGTTACTTTGAAAGTCAGTTAATGTTGTAAATGATGTACCACCATTTGTAGATTTTTGTAAAGCAAGACTTGTTGTACTTCCTGTGTCTTGTATAATGTTCGCCGAATAAGAAATAAAAGCAAAAGCATTTTGTTGTAATGTCAATGTTACTGATCCACCAACTCTATGTGATGTAGCTGATCCTGTTTGGAAACTTTGATCTGTTACTGTCATTGCACCAGATGATGTTGTTGCTGATTTAACAACTTCAGTTACACCCATTGCTGGTGATTGTGCTATAAAACTTGAACCATTGTACATCAACACTTGACCGTCAGCTATACCAGATGTGTTTACATCTGATAATGCATTAATACTTGCCGCGGCAATACGTGCATCTGCTCTTGCATTTGTAAAGAACTGATTTGAACCTTCTGTAATATGGTCTGTTGTACCTGGCACAGTTAGTACACCTGTGCTGTTGTTGTATGCTTGTGTACCTGCTGAACCTAAACTAATAGAAGCTCTTGCTCTAGCATCAGTAAAATATAAATTTGTTGAACCTTCTGCAATTTCATCTGAATTATCTTTGGTTGCAATTTGTGTTGCCACGTATGCTTTAACTGATTGCTGTGATGGAGCTCTTGTATTGCTGTCTGTTGCAAAATTATCTTCGTCAATAATGTTGTTTGCTATTCTGGCATCTGCTCTTGCATTTGTGAAATATTCATTTGTTGAGCCTTCTGGTAAATCATCTGTATTAACTTGATTAGCACCAGTACCAAAATCAATCATTGTATCATCAACTGAGTTTGCCGCTAAACTTATTGTACCTGAAATTGTGCCTGATGTTGTAATATTTTTGTTACCAAAGTTCCAACCAGCGGCCGCTGTATATCCAAGTGTTGCTTCAATCGAGCCTCCAGATTCAATTTCAATACCAGCTGTATTTGTGCTTAATGTACCACCTTTGTTTAACGTGATCAATCTATCTTTAATAGTTGTATTTGTTGTAGTGGTTGATATTTGCGAACCAGTAACTTCAAGATTACCGGTAATTACAACGTCATCTGCTCTAATAATTGTTTGATCTGCCATACTTGTTAATGCTCCAATATGTGTTATTATTATTTAGCAGATTTGGCCAATTTATAATATGTGTAGTCAAGGGAAACCCCGGAATAAATCCGGGGTTTCTGTGTTTAAAACGTATTAGATAAATGTTACGTTTGAGATAGCAATTTTTGATAGGTAGTCTGCTGAATTACCAAGTGATGATGCAGTGTTTGTTAACTCTACATAACCGTATCTTGTCATAAAGCTCACTACTGGTTCAAAAGTTGACGGATCCACAATAACGCCTGATGACATTAATGGGATGTATGGGCAATAGAATGCCGCCGCGTCTACTTCACCAGCACCTTTGTAACCAATCAATACTGGAGAATCATCTACCAAGTATGAGTTTACATATACTCTCATTGCGCCGTTTAATGTACCAACAAATTTTGTGTTAGTAGGTGCTTCGAAAGTACCTTCAGTTGTTCTTGCGAACGCTGAAGTTGTCGCTGATTGTAAAATTGTCAAAGCCTGTGGAGAAACAACAGCCCAGTTAGCCGCGCCTCTTCTTGTTCTTTGAGCAATTAAGTTAGCTTCTCTGTTAATAGCTACAGCCAATGCCGCATGTTCATCTCCAACAAATGTTGGTGTACCAGTTGCGTTTGATTGGTTGAAAGCTGTACCTGATGGTGCTAATGCAGTTAATGAACCAAGAATTTCTTGATCGATCTCAGCAGTAATTTCTTGTGCTAATGCCGCCATTACTTCTGCTTCTACATCTAAACCATGCATCGCTGATGCGTCTTGTGCCGCTTCAAATGTCCAACGTGCAGATAGCTTTCTTGTTTTAGCTTCTACAGTTTGTTTTAAGATTTGAATTGACATTTTGTTACCAGCTTCACCCTCTAAAGATGAAGTTGATGCACCCGCTACAGGTGATGCTGTACCCGAACCTGGGTTAGCTGAGTAAGATCTTGCAATCTCAAAAGGTGATAGTGCTTCAGCACCTGCTGTTACACCGTCTTTTGCGTCTGAGTATCTAACTCTTAATGTGTGAATTTGTCCTACTGGACCAGTCATTGGTTGTACACCAACGATTTCGTTAGCGATTACTGTAGGCATCACACGTCTGATTATTGGAAGAATTACTTTGTTTAAAGCCGCTACGTTACCAGCACCTGTGGCACCAGTTGTCGCCGCCTCAGCCAAGTATCTCTTTGTATTCTCAAGGACAGCGTCCATTGATGTTTTCTTCTGGCCATCTAAGCCTTCCATCAATGCTGTTTTAGTTTCTGTCCAATTTTCATTGATCATGTTTGTCATTTTACTTAACTCCTAGACCTGCTAGTTTTTTAAGTTCAACAATGTCACCAGTGTCTGAACTTGTATTGTCAGCAGGTGCCTCTCTGTTACCAGTTACCTCTGTTACTGATTCAGTAACAATAGTTCTATTTGATTCAGCTGGTGCTGATTCATTTAAAACTGCTGGTAAGTATTTGTTAAACTGTTTTTTTAAATCACTTGTTTGTACAGATTCAAGCAATTCATTCATTACTCGACGCTTGTCTTTAGACAAGTTTGCAGTTAGCTCTGTAAGAGCTTTTTCACGTACATTCTTATCTTCAGCAATTCTCAACTTCATTTGAACTGCTTCGATTTCTGCGTCTTTT